TTTGGATCTGATGACGTATTATGGCAGTTACAAGGCCATGTTGAATTACGCTGCCTTGGAGATGAAGGGCGTTTTTGAATTTTCTTCAAAGATGTTGGTTATGACCACCAATTTGAAGAATGTCATGACTGGCACTCAGGGCACCATGGAGTGTCCGGAGGCCATAATACGCCGCATTGACTTCCCAATTCATGTGCGAGTTAAGAAGGAATTTAGGAGACCCGGTTCGATGGAGCTGGATTATAGTTTATTCCAGGAGGAGCTTCGCACATGTGGTGGTGACGTTGTTTCGGCGTTTCCGTGGCACGTTTGGGAGTGGGTGCCCATGAATTTTCACGTGGGCAATTCCAACTTCTTTTCTAGTGATGAGGTTCCAGGACTTCCGATGATTAATTTGATAATAGACCTGGTTGAAAAGCTAGGGAAGCGGAAGGAGTCTCACATGGAAACGTTGCAACAGGTGCAGAAGATTCTGGACGCGCCGGTTTTGCCTTTGGAAGAACTGCGCGCATTGAGAGTGCGTGAGGAAGGTGGCGTGTTTTTAAAGGAGCCGTCAACTTGGTCGTCTTGTACGTTGAATAGTCACGGTATCAGCGAAATACAACCCGAGGCCGCAGGGTGTCCGGTCCACGCGAGATTAGAGCACAAGAGCCATGTTATGGCTGAATTGGGTATGCCAGCCGAGATTTATGATGAGTTATATCCAGAAGATGGGAACGATTGCGTTTCCAACCCTGATTGTTGTTTTGGACGTTCGGGTGCTCCCGAGTGTTGTTTTGGAAGTCCCGGCACTCCTGGTTTGTCAGAGGAATACAAAATTAGGAATTCTGAATTTTTGATTGTTCGCATTCATGCGGCCTTGGAGAAGAGTTTGAAGTCGTGGCGTGAAGCACATGTTGTTGGAAAGTCCTCTATTTTGGAACCATTGGAACTGCAATTGCTTACGGCTCATTTGAGTTCGTTAAGTTCATTTGTTCTATGGTTCGATCTATATGGGATTACGTTACCGGTTTGATGTTTCCTAAGGTAATCAGGGAACAGAGCAACCGGGTTACCAAGCCCAGGGCCGTTATGTATAAAGTGTTGCAGCAGGGTCCTGGCCCGTGCTTGACCAATAATGTGTATGCTAACAGCTTTAAGATCATGGTCAGAGGCTTTTGTGGCGATGCTTTGGTACTTGGGCAGGTTACGTTCCTGTATCACGATTTTTTCGTGATGCCTAATCACTTTTTGAGGAACATTCGAGAGCGTATAGAGTCAGCGGATATAGGGCCTAATTCTCAGGTTATTTTGAGGAATTGTGTCAATGCCGAACTTGATGTGGGCCACGGATTGTCTGTTCAGGAGTTTTTAGATTTTCCTTATGA